CTGGATTTACGATGTCTCTAAAAACAAGGCCTTTAGTTATAACCAAGATGGAAGAATTTGTAAGAAATAAACTAATTAAAATATATTCCAAAAGATTATATAATGAAATGAATACATTTGTATGGCACAATGGCCGGCCCCAGGCGATGAAAAAATTTAATGATGATTTAATAATGGCATGTGCCATAGGATGCTGGGTCAAAGAAGTGGCATTCGAGGCAGGACAGAGGGACACAGAATATAAAAAGGCAGTTTTAAATTCTATGATCTATACAAATACGCAACTAAATACTTCAATAAAAGGCCAAATTGGCTATAAAAAAGTAAACAAAAACGAAGAAATGAAGAAGTACAAAGACCACTTGTGGTTAATTAAGGGGTAAACATGGCTCGTAATAGAGGCAAAACATACAATCCGCGAAATAGACAGAGTAATTTGTTTAGAAAACTTACTAGGCTTTTGTCAGGCCCTATTGTAAATTTTCGTAGCCAATTACCTGTACAAAACAGGCGCCGACAATTAGATAATTTTAAATTTAAATCTGCTAGCGGACAACAGTTTAAAAAATCAACTTTTAATCCTTATGAAAATTTACAATCAAATTTTTATGCAAATCAAAATCGTATAGATCGTTATATTGATTTTGATCAAATGGAATACATGCCAGAGATCGCTTCTGCGCTAGATATCTACGCCGATGAAATGACAACTTCTACAGCGTTAAGTCCGCTATTGGATATTAAATGCTCAAACGAAGAAATTAAAAGTCTTTTAGAAAATCTATATCACAGCGTTTTAAATGTTGATTACAATTTATACGGCTGGTGTCGCTCAATGTGCAAGTACGGCGACTTTTTTCTATACCTAGACATAGACGAGAGCGAAGGTGTGAAATACATTATTAATCTACCTCAACAAGAAATAGAGAGGTTAGAAGGTGAAGACAAAACAAATCCAAATTATGTACAGTATCAGTGGAACTCTGGAGGCATGACCTTTGAAAACTGGCAGGTTGCTCACTTTAGAGTAATCGGCAACGATAAATATTCACCTTACGGTACATCTATTTTGGATCCCGCCCGTCGGATCTGGCGACAATTGGTACTACTAGAGGACGCGATGATGGCCTATAGGATTGTACGCTCTCCGGAAAGAAAAGTTTTCTACGTTGATGTCGGGGGAATAGATCCCCAAGATATAGAACAGTATATGCAAAAAGTGATGAGTCAGATGAAAAGAAATCAAGTACTTGATGCAGATACTGGCAGAGTTGATTTACGGTATAACCCACTCAGCGTTGAAGAAGACTATTTTATTCCAGTCAGAGGGGGCGTCTCAACAAGAGTTGAAAATCTTCCTGGCGGTACATACACTGGTGATATCGATGACGTTAAGTATTTAAGAGACAAGCTGTTTTCGGCTTTAAAAGTGCCGGCATCCTATATATCCAGAGGCGACGGAGCAGAAGAGGATAAAGCCACACTAGCCCAGAAAGACATACGTTTTGCAAGGACTATCCAAAGACTTCAGAGGGTTGTTATTTCTGAATTAGAAAAAATCGGAGTAATTCATTTATTTACTCTAGGTTACAGGGCCAAAGATTTAATTTCTTTTGAACTATCACTTAATAATCCTTCTAAAATAGCAGAGTTGCAGGAACTGGAACACTGGAGAGTTAAATTTGATGTCGCTAGTTCGGCTACCGAAGGGTACTTTAGTCGTCGATGGGTAGCGCAGAGACTCTTCAATTTATCCGAAGAGGAATACTTAAGAATACAAAGAGAAATGTTCTTTGATAGAAAGTTTGAAACAGAATTAGAAAAATCTGTAGAGGGGATCGCTGGAGAGACCCTTGAGAGCGCCGGC